GGCGAAGGTTCACCTATACAGTTAGCCATTCGACGAACAGCAACCTATAAAAGAAACCGCAAAATCTTCATGGTCAGTACGCCAACCGTAAAAGGGTTATCGACTGTTGAAGACTATTTCGAGCAAAGCGATCAGCGCAGATATTTTGTGCCTTGTCCCTCCTGCGGTGATATGCAAACCATAGATTGGAAACGGATTATTTGGACTGACGATGACCCAAGCACTGCAAAACTGCATTGCGAAAGTTGCGGAATAGAGATCGAGGAAAAGCATAAAACCAATATGCTTAATAAAGGCGAGTGGAGGGCAACTGCTGTTGGTCGTTATCGCGGCTATCACCTATCAAGTCTATATAGCCCAGCAGGTTGGTACGGGTGGTCTGACGCTGCTGAAGACTTCTTAGCTGCGCGGAAATCTGGTCAAGAACAGATGAAGACATTCGTCAACACTGTACTAGGCGAAACCTATGAGGAAGCTGGCGAACAGATCGACCCGCTTGGCCTGATTATGAGACGCGAGGAATACCCAAACGACCTAGAGTTTGAAGTTAAAACGGTAGCAGTTGACGTTCAGAAAGACCGACTAGAGTTAGAGCTAGTGGGCTGGGGCAAAGATGAAGAATCCTGGGCGCTTGATTATGTAATTCTCGCTGGTGACACCACCCAGCCAGATGTTTGGAAAGACCTTTCGGACTATTTAACAGAAACAAAACCAGATGGCTGTTGCGTCGATAGCGGTTATAACACGCAGTTGGTCTATGACTTTGTATCTAAACGGCGTTTCTGCTGGGCGGTTAAGGGGCAAGCTGGTTCCGGTATACCGCTTATTCAAGACCGTATCAAACGACTTCAACGACTAAGAAAACGCAAGCAGCAAACTGTGACTCCAGAACCGCTCGGCGTGGATCAGGGCAAAGCGATTATAATGTCGCGGCTTCAGCTAACCGAAGTCGGCCCGGGCTATTGCCATTTTCCAAACGAAGTAGAGTTCGACGAAGAATACTTTGCCCAGCTTACAGCAGAGAAACTGGTAACTAGGTATCAGCGTGGCAGACCACGCCAAGAGTGGGTTCAGACGAGGCCAAGAAACGAGGCTATAGATATTAGGGTCTATGGGTTAGCTTGCAGAAGACTAATTGGCACTAGAGAATCAGAACCAGAACCAGAAAAAACGCCAGCACCCAAGCGCGTAAATAAGTCATTTGGTGGCGGGGCATGGCTGTAGATTTAATAATAAGAAGGGTTGTTGAAGGGTCTGCGTTGTCGGTACCAGATCGCGAAAAGCTAATAGATCAAATCGTATCAGCACTAAGGTTTGAGTTTGGCGGTCTGCGCGTTTACATCAACTCGAAACCTAGAATAAACAGCGAACAACTCAGACTAGAGTTTACTGGTAGCAACATCGACGAACTGGCAGAAAAATACCGCATTAACAGAGCTACTGTTTATCGGAATCTGAACGAATAGTAAAACCAGTGTCGTTTTTAAAAGTTAACGCAAGCTCATCAAGTAATTTGCTTAAACTTTCTGACTGCTGATCTTCCCTATCGTCTAAAATTGCGTAGATTTTTTTATACATGTATTTTGTTGCAACACTGCTTTTTTTAATTTCCATTTTCATCCTTGCAAATATTCGTGAACATTTTCTTCGTCTATTGGGCATCCTTCAACAAACCTAGTAAAAGTCAGATCATGATTGCCCTCTAACACCATTTTTTTTGCTTTACCCATTGCAAAGTCAAAATCTGGGTCAAAGAAAATCTCAGGCGTGTGATCTTCTTGGCTAATCCGTTCACTTGAAGGCAGTTTGTAATATGCTATTTGAAAAGACTCGATATACCATTCTACAGTTTGGTTTACGTTGTCTTTGTGATGTTTTGCTGGTATCTCTTTGGTTACTCTACCCAAATCGCCAGTTGGTTGACCTTCAGAATTTATGAACTCAGCTACTGAGCCGTATGCTTCGTTGATGAAATCTATGTCAATAAATTCGGGTTTGTGCGCGTTGATAAAATCTTTGACTGCTATTTCTAAAGAAGAATCGCTCATGATCTGACTCCTACCTGCCTGTTTTTAACATTTAGTTTACTGCAATTTTGAATTTTGTGTTTTGTCGCTTTGAAAATCCAATCTAGTTCGCGCACTTTTGCACTGTTTTCGGCGAAATCTAGCGCCAGAGTGTTGGCTAAAGCGTTGATTTCTAGAAGTGCTTCGATAGTGTTACCACTTTGTAGAAGGCTGCGTATAAAGCGTATATAGGCGTTAAATCGTTGGTTTTCCATGTTGTCCTCTTGACCGCTTACGCGGCTCCTGTGTTATAGATTACTGACGCCACAGACATTTGTATGCCCTCCCAGCCTGTCTGAGCAATCCGTACCGCTGTTGCTTTTTGAGCGCGGGTAGCTTTTACACCCAGTTCATCAGCGGCAAATTCACCAGCTTCATCAAAAGCTCGTTTCCAGCAGCAACTAAATTCGTAACAAGTCAAAGCGGCCTCTGCCATTTGCTGAATTTCCCACTGTGATAAGTATGCTGCTTTCATTTTTTTCTACCTGTTTGCGTTTCGATGTAGTAATAATGGTACTTAAAGGTCTAAAAGTCAACTAAAAGTTCACAATTAAAGAGAGAAAATTAAACACAGAAACCTTTTCGCAGCAACAATCAAGTAACTATGCTTCGGCGTAGTTAAGCGTAGTTAAGCGTAGTTAGCCCGCTAGAACGTCATAGTTAGGCATAGTCACTTTGTTAAATATTGCAAATTTGTCGCATTTTTGCCTTATTTTGCGACAGATTGTTTGAAAACATGCACAGATGGCAAATCTGTTTGATGCGGCAAATTACGCTACTACAGAACCCACTAGCATAGTTGCTGGTGACTTTTTGGCGTGGTTGCGTACCGATTTGAATGTAGACTACTCAAATTCTCTTTATACTTTAAAGTACGTTCTGCGACTGCAAAATTCGGGGTCAACCGAAATTGAGATAGACGCGGTTAACTCTGGTTTAAACTATCTCGCATCAGTTTCTTCAACAATCACAGCAAATTATGCGGTTGGTCGATACGATTATCAGGCGTATATCACGAAAACTAGCAGTAGCCAGCGCCTGACTATTAAGAGCGGCGAGATCGTCGTTATTGCCAACCGCGATGCCAGTACTGACGATCCTATAGATCACCTCAGAAAGCGGCTAGAAAACCTAGAAACGGCAATCCTGACGCTATCAAACAAAACCTCCAGTTCGTATTCAATCGCTGGGCGCTCTATGACCTATCAAGACTTACCGCAGTTAATCCAGATGCGAGATCAAACGGCTGGCGAAATAAACGTTAAAACCCGTGGCGGTTTTGGGGTGAGATCGTGAGCCTAGAACAGAACATCAGAAAATGGGCTGCTGCTTCTCCAACAGTAGTTCGGGATTGGATCGCGCAATCGGATTCAATCAATAAAGACCTCCGAGAGCAATCAACTGCATTGAGGGCGCGAGCTCGCGATTTGGAGCAAAATAACGATTACGCATTCAAGTACTTAGGGCTTACAGAGCTTAATACTATTGGTGAGCATGGCATTCGCTTGCAAGTCAAAGCGCGAACCAATCGCGGCAAATTAGACACGCGCATAAATCGGCTAGTCGAAAAAGCGTTCATTAAATGGCAACGCGCAGAAACGTGCTCTATCGACGGACGGCTAAATTGGATCGAAATTCAAAGACTAATTATTCGAAGCTGCGCTAGAGACGGCGAGGTTTTGATTCGTTTTGTTAACACTAATGACTCGATACAATTAGCCATCTATGACGCAGATTTTTTAGACAACGATTTAAACCGTCCGCCTGGGCTAAACCAAAATCAAATTATTCAAGGCATTGAGGTTAACAAGCAGGGTAGGCCAGTAGCTTATTACCTTCTAAAAAGTAACCCCACCGATATGCCGACTCTGTTTGGCAAGCCAACAACTCGCGAATACGAAGTCGTTTCTGCAAACGATGTAATCCACATCTATAAAACAGATCGTCCTAATCAAGTGCGTGGCGCTTCTTGGATGGCTTCCGTAATGATCCACATGCTAATGCTCAATAGATATGAGAGAGCAGAAATGGCAGCGGCAGAAATGTCGGCTAAGAAAATTGGTTTCTACACAACGCCAACCGGCGATTATTTAGACGGCGAAAAAGCGCAAGAATACGGTTTACCTACGAACGTTAACGGTCTGGGAATGATGGAGTTGCCCACGGGCGTTGACGTAAACCTCTTAGATCCAAACCACCCCGTGAGCGCGTATGCAGACTATGTGTCCGGCGTTCTTAAGGGCATAGCTGCCGGTCTTGGCGTTACCTACCACGCACTTTCTGGCGATCTTACACAGGTTAATTTTAGCAGTATTCGCGCTGGAACAATCGAAGAGCGTGATCGCTGGAAAGCAGTCCAGCAGTGGTTAATTTCCAAACTTCACACCCCAGTTTTTGAGCGTTGGCTACAACAGAACGCAGCGTCTTTAGGTCTGTCACAAGGCGAAGTAGACCGCATAGAAATTAGCTGGCAACCACGCGGGTGGACTTGGGTAGACCCCCTCAAAGATCTGCAAAGCCACCAGTTAGCTTATCAATTGGGTGTTACCAGTTTGTCGGAAATTGCTGGCGCAAGCGGAAAAGATTTAGAAGAGGTCTTTGACCAACGAGCTAAGGAAAAAGCGTTAGCCGAAGAATATGGCCTAGAGATTAATCAAATAACAACAGAGGTTATTCCAGATGAAGAAAATTAATACTGGAGATTTACAAAGATTTTTTGAATTCAATCGCGCTGCTATCGACGAAGAAAACAGAACAGTGCGCCTTTCTTTTTCAAGCGAAGAACCTGTCGAAAGATTTTTTGGGTCTGAGGTGCTTTCGCACTCGCCCGAATCAGTTCGAATGGATCGTTTGAACGGATCTGCGCCACTTCTAT